CCGCTTGGATCAACTTAACAACAGATACGTCAGTAGTACCGTTATTAGCAACGAGCTGGTTGAAGCCGAGTGACTGGCTAGCAACGATTACTCGACGCTGGTTGAGTACTTCGTAGTCCTGCTCTACGGATACACCGCGGAGACGTGGGATTACGTGGTTACGAACGTTAACAGCATAGCCTACAGTCTTGCTTGCGCCTTCTGTTTCGAGCTGGTCAGATACAACTACTGGAGTTCCAAAAATTGAACCTACAGAACCTGTGATCTTGGTCGCAACATCTGAACCTACGTCAGTGATGTCCGCGAAGCCAGCATCAGCGATCAGATCGTAGTAACGCTTCTGCGATACAACATAGATCAGATCTTCAGGCATCATGCCATACTTACCCATGAGCTTACGTGCTCCGAGGAAGTCTGCTGCATCTACAACACCAGTACCGGCTGCTGCTACAGAAGTTGTGAACGCGTTAGAACCTGCGAGAGCTTCTAGGCCGTTGAATGCTTCTGCACCGCCTGCAGTACCGTTGAGGACAGCATTATCAACTGCGCGAGCGTGTGCACGTGCAACTGACTCAACAAGCATTGGCATCAAGTTAACGAGAACTTCTTCGTCAATGTTGTTATCCATGAAAGTTGTCGAAATCAATCGAGTTGCTTTCAGGATTACTTGCTTAGCATTGTACTGAGCGTTAGTAACTTCTGGACGGTTCTCCAAGTTACCCGCTGTATCAGTGTTAGAGCCCCAAGCTGCTGGACCAGCGTCAGTCTGGATTGGCAGTACTTGAGTCTGTGAGTTAATTGTGATCTCACGGAACGCTTGAGCCAGCTTGAGCTCGAGCATGATTTCCTTCTCAATTTGAGTAGAAACTTCTTGAGCGATATCACCCGCATTAGCTGCGTAGTTGATACCTGCCTTCTCCATCAAGCTCTTAGAATAGTTAGTTTCCCAACCTTTTCCAGTCATTACGCCTAGAAGGTGGCCATACATGAAGTCTTTGCCCCACTTTGAAAGGTCACCAGAACCATTACGGTCAGCGAAGACGCGCTTTGAATCACGCATAGCAGTGATTTCTGCATTCTTCTCTTCGAGGTCTGCTTTGTATTGAGCAATTACTTCCTCAATCTTAGCATCTTTCTCTGACATCCTGGCTTCGACATCTGCGAGAAGGCGCTCAGCACCTGACTCAATACCAGTCTTAATTACAGTTTCAACTTCAGCCTGCTTTGCGGCTTCAGCTTCTGCTGCTTCTTGTGCTGCCTTAGCTTCTGCTTCAACAGCGGCTTTTTCCTCGGCCTGACGAATTGCGATTTTAGCAGCAGTCTCATCCGCTACCTTCTTAGCAAAAGCCTCCAGGTCGATTTCGGGAGTGTTTACTTCCGACATGTTTATCTCCTTTTGAACTGACTTTTCAGTTCCATCCGGTGTATCACTAGCTTCAAATGAATCTTCATCTTTAGCCAGAGACTGACCGGCTAGATCTACACTATTAGTGAAAGTTTTTTTGAACTCATTATACTCTTCAATAGAGTCAAATGACTTCGCGAGCGAAAAAGTAGCTGCTTGGTTACAAGGTACCGATACCACTGATACTTCAAACAACTCAGCATCCTTTATCTTTAATCCGTCAGTTTCCGTTAGGTAATCAGCATCCTTGACTCGGAAACCAACAGAAAAAGCTCCAAGAATGCCTTCTTTTACAAGCTGAGCCACATGATCGGGCGCAGATTTAGAAATTTTAGCCTTGAGTTCGAGACCGTTTTCAGTGACTTTAAGTCCTGTAGCGCGTCCGATAGGCTTGTTATAGTCGTGATTGAAAAGAATAATAGGGTTCTTTTCAAAATTGTTGAGTCCACCTTTTGTCCATGCTTCTGCTGAAATAGTATCTCCAGCACGGTCGAAGTCAGCGGTACTGGCCATTCCACAGATGTGAACGCCTCCATCATCTTCGTCCAAAGCCTTAAAGGTAGAAGTAAGGTTAAAGATTTTTTCCATTAGTCTTCACTCTTTGCTTCTGCTTTAGCAGGCTTGCTCGCAGGCTTAGGTGCAGCCTTTGGAGCAGGTTTTGGTG